AACGCTTTGACCGTGGCGAGTTAGTATTTCGCGCCGCCGCTGGTGAAATGGTTGACGAAGATGACCGCCGCGTGCGGATGTCACTGTCATCCGAAGAACCAGTTGAACGGTCATTTGGTTATGAGGTTTTGCGGCATAACCGCGAAGCAGTAGATTTGTCACGGATGAACAGCGGCCACGCGCCATTGCTGTTGGATCACGATATGACAAAACAGATTGGCGTTGTCGAACGTACCTATCTTGATGAAGCTGACCGCAGACTACGGGCAGTTGTGCGCTTTGGAAAAGGTGCGCTTGCAAGAGAGGTTTATGATGATGTCAAAGACGGTATCCGATCCAATGTGTCTATTGGCTATCAGATACGTCAGATGGAAGATAAGAATGCAGACGGGACGGTCGGCATTTCTTCGTGGATTCCATATGAAGCAAGCATTGTGAGCGTGCCAGCCGATGCCGGTGTGGGCGTCAATCGCAGTGCTAATGTTGAACCAGTGATCAAGGAAAAGGAGACAGTTAAAATGTCAGAAATTGATCAAAACGAAATCCGCGAAGCCGCCGCTGAAGCCGCCAAGCGGGATTTCCAAAAGAATGCCAGCGAGATTATCAACCTTGCTGTTAAGCACAACCGCCGCGATTTGGCTGACCAAGCCATTGGTGACGGTCTGTCAGTGGCGCAATTCCGCGCAGTATTGCTGGACGCCATTGGCGAAGGTAAGCCATTGGAGCAGTCAGCCGGTGCGGTTGATATGTCAGCCAAAGAACAGCGTGATTATTCATTTATGAAAGCTGTACGCGGTCTGGTAAATGGCCAAGGTCTGAAAGGTCTTGAAGCTGAAGTGTCTGACGAAATCGCAAAGCGGTCTGGTCGTGAAGCACGCGGTTTCTATGCGCCAGATACTTTTTGGTCTGGCAGACGCGATCTGACTGTTGGCACAGCAACAGCCGGTGGTCACTTGGTTGGCACTGACCATCTTGGCGATCAGTTTGTTGACGCACTACGTTCACGGCTTGTGTTCAACGAACTTGGCGCACGCTTTATGACTGGTCTTAAAGGCGATGTTGCTATTCCAAAGCTGGCAACTGGCGTATCTGCTGGTTTCGTTGCTGAGAATGGCGCAACATCTGAAGTGAACGCTGTATTCAGCCAGATCACAATGTCACCAAAGTCACTTGGCGCATTCACAGACGTATCACGTCTGCTGATGATCCAATCTGACCCATCTGTTGAACAGATCGTGCGCGATGATTTGCTTAATGCCATTGCACAGAAAATCGAAGATGTTGCCATCGAAGGTGGCGGTTCTAATGAGCCAACAGGCATCACCGGCACATCTGGTATCGGTTCGGTAGCTATCGGCACAAACGGTGGCGCGATTGCTTGGGATGACATTGTAAACTTGGTCAAAGAGGTTGAAATCGACAATGCGGCTATCAATGGCAATTCACTTGCCTATCTGACTAACCCAAAGGTCAAATCATTGATGGCATCAACTGCAAAAGTTGCTTCAACTGACAGCGTTATGTTGTTAGATGCACCTTGGAATAGCCTGTATGGTTACGATCTTGCAGTGACCAACAACGTACCGTCAGACCTAACCAAAGGCACTGGCACAGCGTTGTCAGCTATGATCTTCGGTGATTTCTCACAGTTGATGATGGGCTTCTTCTCAACACCAGATGTGTTAGTGGATCCATTCACGGCTGGAAGCACCGGCGCGGTTCGTATACGCGTGATGCAGGAATGCGACATCAGCGTACGCCACGCGCAATCATTTGCGGCGTGCCTCGACATCGACGCATAAATCACAAGCGGGGCGGCTTTGGTCGCCCCGTTTTACCCATAGGGGATTATGATGAAGATTAGATGCAAACGTAATATGTTGATTGGTGGCGCGGCATATGAGGTCGGTGACGAATTGACAGTAGAAGAACACATTGGCTTTGATCTAGTAAACACTGGCAAAGTTGAGGTGGTCGAAGATGGCAAAAGCATTACTGATCGCGCTGTAGGCCTGACAAAAAAATCAGCCGCCAGCCTAGTCAAGCGGAACACAAAGAAAAATGCCAAATAGATATGTAAAAATCACGGTCGTCAAAGACTGCCAAGCTGGTTCTGTAGGTATTATGCTTGCCGGAGAAGATCACGATGTGCGTGATACTGAGGCACAGAAACTTATTGAAAGAGGATTTGCTAAGCCGTTCAAAGCGGCGAAAGCGGTCAAAAAGCCGGTGCAGGAAACTATCGCGCCAGCGGTGGATGCTGACTAATGGCCGTAGAAAGCGCAGATGATCGCGCCATATTCGTTGGCGTTGATGATTTTGGCGTTGCCGCAACATTTAACGCGGCCACAGTAAATGGCATTTTTGACAATGAATTTGTCGAGGTGGATGCTGGTGGCGGTGTTGGGTTTGCATTGCAACAGCCACGCTTTGTTTGCCGCACCGCAGACGTTTCAGCCGCCGCTGAAGGCGATACAATCACGATCAATGCAACTGGTTACACGATCCGCATCGTGCAGGATGACGGGACTGGTATGACCACACTGGTATTGGAAAAGCAATGAGCCACGTTAGGCAACAAATACGCGATGATATCGTGACCACGCTGACGGGGCTGACCACAACTGGCAGTAACGTATTCCGAAGCCGGATATTTCCGCTGGAAGAAACAAACCTGCCAGCGTTGTGTATATATACAAAGAGCGAAACAAGCGAATATGATACAATCGGCTTGCCGCGTTCTGTAAATAGGGTTTTAGACGTAGCTGTGGAGGCCTACGTTAAAGGCGTGTCAAATTATGACAACACGCTAGACACGATTGCGGTTGAGGTTGAAGAAGCCATTGCCGCTGATATAACGCTTGGTAATTTGGCAAAAGACGCACAGATTACCGCGTTTGAAGCTGATTTTGCGGGCGACGGTGAACAGCCGGTGGCCGTGGGTCGGTTTACAGTGACGGTCGAATATCGCACCGTTGAAAATGACGTTGAAACTGCCGTTTAAGGAGATTAACCAATGGCGACTTTTAAGGGTAACGATGGTGTCGTGCTTATCGGCAGTGACGCTATGGCTGAAGTGATCAGCTTTTCAGTAGATGAAACCGCAGACACTATCGAAGATACAGCAATGGGTGACACTGCGAAATCATACAAAGCATCATTCACCGATTTCAGCGGAACCGTTGAAACATATTTTGACGATACTGACACCGCGCAAAACAACTGCACAGCCGGTGATAGCATTACGCTTAACTTGCAGATGGAAGGTAACACAACTGGCGACCACAAGCTGACTGGTTCAGCTATTGTCACAAGCCGGTCAATCGGTGTAACGTCTGACGGTATCGTGACCGCGACCTACAGCTTCCAAGGTAGCGGCGGTCTGACTGAAACAACTGTAACCTGATAGGGGTAAATTATGGGGCTGGGAGAGCAGATAGCGGCGCGGCGTGCGTTGCAACGTAAACAAATCGAGGTTGTTGAGTGGGGCGAAGAAGATCAGCCATTGATTATATACTGTGGCCCCATTACCGCCGGAGACATCGACAAGCTACAGAGAAAGCATAAGGATTTTCTCAATAATATGACGATCACGGGTATGATTGATCTGATTATTAACAAAGCTGAAGATGCTGATGGCAAGCGTCTATTCACGCTAGAAGATAAGATGTATCTTATGAAAGAAAGCGTGACGCTCATCAGTGACATTGCTGGCAAGATGTTCAGTGACATTGATAGTGTCGAGGATGCTGAAAAAAACTAAAGCAAGATCCGCTTCGGCTAAATATGATGGCCCTAGCGGATCGCTTGCACAAAACACAAGGCGAAATCGAAGAATTAACGCTGAGTGAATTAAACGAATGGTTCGCATATTTTAAGGTGATAGAAGATGGCCGATCAAAATCTTAGATTTACCATATCGGCCATTGATAAGACGCAACGTGCATTTGGTAAAGTTGCCGCCGGACTAGGCCGCGTCAAACGGTCAATAATGAGCGTACAAGGCGCACTGGTGGCACTTGGCGCGGGTGCTGGTCTGAAACTAATGGCAGATCAAATAGACGATCTGGCCAAAGCGTCAAGCCGACTTGGTATGACGGTCAACGAACTGCAATCATTACAATTTGCCGCCGGTCAAACAGGTGCGTCAGCCGAAGAACTTGAAAAAGGTCTGACACGCTTCAATCGGTCTATATCTGAGGCTAGTACCGGCATCGGCACTGGCCTGCGGTCGTTTAAGGCGTTGGGCATTGAGGTGACAGACGCGGCTGGCAATTTGCGGCCAACAAATGATTTGCTTAATCAAGTGGCTGATCGCCTGACATTGATTGAAAGCCCCGCAGATCGCGTGCGTATTGCATTTGATTTGTTTGGCCGGTCTGGTGTCAACTTGATCAACACACTACAAGGCGGCAGTGAAGAATTAAACAAACTGCGTGAAGAATTTAACCAGTTCACGCTGGAACTAAGCGAAGAAAACGCGAAAGCCACAGAAAACGCTAATGATCGATTTGCGCGTATTGGTGAAACATTTGCCAGTATGGGTCGCATCATTACGTCTAAGGTTTTGCCGGTATTGGCCAGCATAGCAGAATTTTTGACAGTGAAAC